TAAGTATAATTTGTAGCTTCATCGTGATTATTGAGATAATCATCATAGTTGTCAATTCTTAAGAGAGTAGTTGCTGCAATACCAACACCAGCATTAGCATTATTAAGTGTTGCACCAGCAGTTCTAACAACTTTAAGAATCCCACCATATGAAAGATAGGATGATGCACTCATCCAATACTCATATTGAGAGTCTGTTGAGAGTGGTTTGCCGAAAGTGCTAATTAAACTCTGCTCAGTTGTAATATCAATTGGATAATCTACAGGACCGATTGGAAAAGGTCCAGCAATCACTCCAATGTTATCTAAAACATTATCAGCTCTTCCTACTGTTAAATCAACCTCTCTGACTAGTACGCCTGGAGATAATTGAGGAGTCGCCATTTTTTTCTCCGTAATTCTCTGTTTAACTAAAAATATTTATTAAAAACATATTTTACACTGGGGAAACATGACGTGATTACTACCAATCGGGGTATTTGTAATCAATTGAAGATATATTGTTTTTTTTAGATGCATTTATCCTTTTTATAGTACATTCTTTACACTCATAAGAATATGAAGATGCTACAGGTCCTCTATCTTTACGTGTTCTATAAAATTCTCCTACTAAATTTTTAAGTTCCCCACAAACTCTACACTTTCTGTCATTAAGTAATAAGTGGCTTAGTTTTATTTGTTTATCAATTTCCATTATTATTGATATTGCCACATATATGACATTTCTCCATATTCATCAGTAAACCATCTATCACCATCATTATCAACAAAACTTGTTTCATCTAAACCATCAGAAATAAAACCAAAAGGCGCCATGTCTTGTTCTATTTGATTTTTTTGTTCTTCATAAAGACGTTTCCTAACATCTTGATCTGTAAGTTCTTTAAAGTAATCTTGACACACTAACCAAGCATAAATTACAAGACACATTGCTAAATCATCATTACAACCTTCTTCTGCTTCAAACGAATTGTGTTTTTGAATAAAAGTCGTAAGTTCACTCATAATCTCATAATCATTAAAAGTGAGTTTGTCCTCTTCAATCATTGTCTTTAAATTGAGACATCCAATTTTTTTCACAGTCTTGGACATTTTAACTCCAAGTTGAGTTTTCTTCCCAGAAAATCCTTGTCCAACTATTTGACCTGCTCTACCTCTCATAGAACACATTAAAAGATTTTGATATTCCAAATCGTATTGAAGAATACTTGCAACCTGATCTCCTACATCATTTACTTCACACAATATAAAAGCATTGTTATAATTTTTTGCAACTTCATATATTATGTTTGGGAACATCATTGGTTTGATTTCATTGTCCCTGTATTTGGCAACAACCTTGTGTGGAAATTGAGTTATGTCTACAACAACGAATGCGGAATAGTCACTTCCAACCCCTCTAGCAACGTCTACAGTGACTACGTAATCACAATCCTCACTTGGATCCACATAAACGTCTAAACCAGCGTTACGGGTCTTAGGATGGTCATACACGAAGTTTCTGAGTTTAGATGGTGCGATCAAAGTATCAACAGATCCAAGAAATTCACATTCAAACTCAACCTTAAACTGTTGTTCACTTGTGTTAGCAATTGTTTGTGCTTTCCATGCAGAATCTCTACCGGGAACTTCACTCCAATGCACGTCAGTAAAAATATATCCATTTTTGCCATTTTCGGCATCATGCCACATTCGGTAAAAATGGTTCATACCATGTGGAGTTGAAACAATGATTACTTTTGTGTTTTGACCTGAGGTAATAGTTGGATATACTGATGCAAAAAATGATTCTGCAATGTGATTTGGAACAAACGCAAATTCGTCCAAAAATAATATGTTAAAAGACATACCCCGAACAGCAGAAGCTGAAGTTGAGGCAGCCATAATTTTAGATCCATTTTCAAGTTCTAAGGAACCTTTGTTCCAAGAAATAACACCCTGCTGCATCCATTTTGGTAGATTTTCATATGCGGTTTGGAGACGGTCCAAAAGTTCTCTTGCTGTTGCTGCTTTGTTTGCAAGAATACCAATATTTACATTGTCATTAAAAACTGCATAATGGAGAAGATATGATACTACAGTAGTACTTTTGCCTGTTTGTCTAGGCATCTTACAGATGTTAAATCTGTGATTGTGAAAATTGTTAATAAGTTTTTCTTGAAAAGGATAAAGATCAAATGGCATTAGTCCATGATCAAGAGTTACAATTCTTACATAATTTTTTGCAAAATATACAGGGTCGTCTTTACATCTCATAAACTCAAGAATTTGTTCCTGAGTAAACTCCATTGAGGTATTTGCCTTTTTTAATAAAGGGTTACCTAAGTAAATGTTATCAGACATAATATAATCTCTTTATATCAACAATTCCACTTTCTTAAAGAAAGTGCTTTTCTAGTTGGACGACCTTTTTCATCTTTCATAGGTCCTGGCATTCCACTCATACGGGCACAGAATGATTTTCTACGATTTGCTGCCTTTGATCCTGGTTTTAATTTTGATGGTTCTGTTGTAACTGCCATTGATAATTTTGATCCTGGATTTTGTGCTCTATATGAAGCAATTCCTTTTTTGTTTAAACCACCTTCGGGATTTTTACCTTCTTTTCTTTGCCATGCAGCAGACTCTTCATTCATATTATAATTTTTTGACTTTGAGTTTACAACTTGAATCAAAGGCATTCCTGGTTGAAGTGAAGAAACTTTATACTGAAGAACTAATGCACTTGGATAAATTTTTTGAATTTCTGCAGTTATATCATTTTTATTTGGCATTCCAACCTGTGGAAAAAACATTCTAACAGAGTATGTTTTACCTCTCCATGAAAGAATAACTGCGATTATATTTCCAGTATCTGCTTGTAGACGAGTTGCTTCTTTCACTTGAGATTTAAATCCTGTGATTGGTTCTGGTCTAATTAAATCAACTACTTCTACAAAAGTATTTCCTTCTAAATCCTCAATAGTAACATTTGTATTATTTTTTAATTCAAATGAGTCTGCAAGAGGTAATGAGGGTCCACTAAGTTTTTTTAAAGCTGCAGATTTTTCATTTGGATTAGTTGTTCCAGTTGCAAGATTACGTATCTTTGCTTTTCTCTTTGCAGAATTATGACCTGCACCAATTTCAAAACTTGCTTCTTCCACTTTTACACAATTTGGATATCTTTTTCCAAACATTGTTTTCATGCCTTTTTTCTTATAACCAGACCAGCACTTTTCATCAAGATTTAAATCTTCTAGAACCTTTAAAGAAATTGGTGATAAATTTTCTAATTTACCAGGAACAAATGATTCACCTCGTTGTTTACGTTTGGCATAATCCATATAAGATTCACCTGGACGTAATTTTTTAGAATCTTCTTTTGGTTTTGCAGCACGATCCTCACGAGCACGTTGATTAGGCCCGGGACCTCCAAGTTTTTTGTCTTTTTCTGGATCTGGATGCCAAAAATCACCTTCATGAACAATCTCTTCATTTTTACTACTATTTCCCCAATTCGCAGCACCAACTTTACGACATTTTACGAGTGCTCCAGAAGCATATGCAGAAGGCCAAACTGAATATCTTGATTTTACTTTAGTATAACAAGCATCTTTGGTCCCACTACCTTTACCTTTTTTATCCGACTCTTCAGACATTTCTTCACTATCCAAATAGTCTGCTGCAGTGTCAATGTAATCTGCTGCTTTAGTAATTTTAGATTGAACCCATGCAGGTAATTGCATGTCACCTTTTTTAATATTTTTTCTTAGTTTTTTAACAGCACTATCAATTGTATCCATTTCTGTACTTGCCATATACCCCTCTTCATCCTTTTCTCTTCCATCAGCAATTTCTTTATGATTTTCTTTGAAAAATTCTTCTTTCATTTTTTTTGTGGGGGAATCGGTGGGAACATAAGTTGGTTTGGCTGCGCCAGTTTTTTGTTGTTGTCCTGGATCTTGCTCTCTTTTTCTTCTCACTGCGGATGCTATTTCACCTTTAGTCATACTTGCTAATTTAGATCTTGAAAAACACTTTGGAGTTTTGGTTTCTCCTGGTTCGTTAGCACATGGAGACCCATCTGATTGTACCCAACCAGATTTACCATCTTTTGATTTGGATTTACCAAACCAAGCACGAAGACCTTCTTCTGTTACACTATTTAATGTTTCTCCTATGAGTGTGCAATCTTTCATACCATGCTTAGGGCATATTTTCCCTTTTTTTGTGTGATTGCAAGAACCCTCTACCGACACACCGATACCTACCTCTGTTGGTTTTATTGTTTGTCCAGGAGTATTAAATCCACTTGGAAGAGGTTTACATTCTTTATTTGTATTGCAATAATAATATCCAGATTTGCATTTTTTAGATTCAGATTCTTCGTTAATTTTTTTTGTTTTTTTCTTCATTGAATTAATAAAACTTCTAAAGACTGCTGCTTCTGAACTTTTACCCATTACCTTTGCTCTTTGTTCCATAGCAATTGCTGCTTGGATTTTATGTGCATGGGTTTTTCCAGAGTCTTTAATTTTAGAAACTGATTGTTTTGCTGTTGCAACATCTTTAAACCCTAATCCACTAATTGTACCTTTAGGATTTTCATCAGTATAAAGGTCGGAATGTTTTTTAGAGTTTGCTGGTTGTCCAGGTTTTCTTGCAATTCTAGGTTTTTCATTCAAAGTTTCTTCATATGCTATACCTCTTTTGGTATGCTTAATTTCACCTTTTTGTTTTGCAATTAATTTATTAGAATATTCTTGCGCCTTTGATGCACTAGAAACATTTTCATCTGGAGTTTTTTTCTTTGGATTATCAAAAACATCAACATCTCCATCAGCATCACGATCAACATATTGAACGGTCGCATGATGAACCAACTGTTTCATATCTAAATTAGGATCCAACTGATGTTGTTTTCCTTTTAGATGTGGAGTTTTATGTGAGAAGTTTGAGAATTTCATTCAACTGATTTAGATTTAGTTTCTTCACCTCTTGCTCTTTTTTTTCTCCCTGCACAATGAGCACGTTGAGAAAATCCTTTTGGATTTGAGCAATCAATATCTTTTTTATATTTATTAGTCCACTCTTCTTGAAATTGTTTAAACGTTTTCATTATCTAGTTGTTGTTGTTTTAAAAGTTTTGCTAGTTCTGCAGTCGATCCAACAAAAAGTGCATTATTAACTGTAGTTGGTCCCTTTGGTTTATCCTCTTCAATATCTTTTACTTTCTTTTGAAGATCTAATAATTTATCTGTAATATCTCCCACATTCTTAATAAGTTGCCCCGCAACTTCATACGCTCTGGGCATTTCAGATTCTTGTGCTAGTTCAAGAATTCCATTAATTGCTTCTTGACCTTTTTCAATTAAAGAGTATAAATTTCCTCTAGTATAATCATAATCTTTTTTAATATCATCTACAACTAATGATATTTTTTCTACTTTTTCTATTACAGTTTCAGATTCCACTGGAATTATATCACCGTCTACATTAAAAGTTTCATTAAGTTTATCAAATTTTTTTGTCATTTTCATACTCTTTAAACTGCAGATCCACTAAATCCAAAATCATCACCTTCCTCAATTAAAACATTATCTGCTGTAGTGATTGACTTAACTTCTGCTCCAGAAAGATGTGAAGTAATTGGAGTGTCATCCCTACCTCTCTCAACTGTAAGAACGTTTCCAGATATTAGTTTTACAAATACTTCTTCTCCTTCAATATCTAGATATGAATTAACAACAATAGATCCAACACTATTAACCGCAATTAAAGTATCTTCTGTAGTAATATCCTTTGATAGATTTGTTACTACTATACCAGTATAGTTCTTGATTGCTCTTGGTTCTGCTGAATAAACAACTTCTCTTGTTGGAGAATCTGTAGTACCACCAGTAATATATCCAATAGTAGCCTTTTTGATGATATCTCTTGTTGCAGAAGAAACTGGACCAAAAAGATAGGTTTTTGCAGTAAATCTCAATGTGTATAAAAGAACTCTTCTTGTAGTGAAATTACCTTCATAATCGTCCTGCATTGTAATATTTTCAAGAATTACAGGAATATCTCTTTTTTCATTTATAATGTCAACTAATTCAATTGTCATTGAATATGATGGTTGAAAAAATGGAAGTATTTGTTCGATAATTTGAAGAGCATCATCATTTAACTTGCACATTATGCTAAGTTCAAATTGCATATTATATGGGACTGGAAGATAAACTTTTTTAGTTTCAGTCCCGTCAACTGCAGATTTTGCAATAAAAGTTTGAGTTGTTGTAGATTTTCTGGTTGGATCATATGTTAAACCAGTAAACTCAAATGACATTCTTGGTAATGTGATTTGAACAGGTTTATTTAAATCAGGAGATTGTTCTAATCTTGCAAGAAATTTTTGTGTAGGTCCATATGCAAGAGGTACTTTAATTACACTTTTTACATTACCAGAATTATCTGTATGTTTAATACTAATCTCATTAAATAAAGAACCAAAAGAAACTACTGTTCTTCTTAAAATTTCGTGATAGAAATATTCAAACATTTTTTTAAGTTCCGATATTATCGGTTAACCAAGTAATAACTAGTATTTATACTATGGCATTCCGAATGGATTTGCATCACTAAAATCAATAATACTATCTGCTTCCTCCTCTATAGTTTCATTATCAGAATATCCATCCTTAACTGCAAAAACTTCAATAGATCTTAGTGTTCTGGAAGCACTTGATGCAGTTCCTACAAGTGTTTCTCCCGCAATAAATTCTCCTGATACTTTCGAAACTTCTAATACATTAGTTACAGAACTCCAAGATCTAACTCTTGCAGTTGTCCCACTTGTAGATCCAGTTATAATTTCATTAAAAGTGTAACTACCTAGTGAAGAAAGTGCTGGGTTTCCAATAGTAATAGATGGTGGTTGTGTATATCCAAGTCCTGTATTTATAATTCTAATTTGAGTAATTGATCCCGCAGAACTTACAACTGCTGTTGCAGCAGCTGAAACACTTGAAATTCCTGTAAATACAATCGATGGTGAATTTACATACCCTCCACCAGAATTTGTTACTGTAATAACTCCAACAATACCATCACCAATAGTAGATGTTGCAGTTGCTCCGGATCCATCTCCAAAAAGTAATACTTTAGGAGCAATTGTATATCCCATTCCAGGATTGATGACTTCTATTGATTGTACTGATTTTGTTGCAGGATTTGCACTATCAGTACAAACAACAATTCCACCAATTAAGGTTGCTGATCCAATACCAGTTACTCCACCAAAGGGTGCTGATGATATTGCAACTCTTGGAGAATTAATATATCCACTACCACGATTTGTAACAGTGAAAAATCTAATACCACCATTTACAATAGTAGTAATTGCACTAGCCGTAATTCCAGTACCCACCATATTCAATTTTTGTATTACTCCTGCTTGTGCAGAGTTTTGCTCACCACCACTTCCACCAATATTATCATCAATAAAATTGATTCCGGTATCGATAATTTCATCTTCGTATCTAAACAGTTCACATTTTAAAGTATATACATAATTTTTTTGAAGTTGATAGAAGGGTTGTTCGTGTTCAACAAATTTAATCTCAAACAATCTATCACCTAATGGAAAATAAATTATATCTCCTTCTTTAGGTCTTGAAGATAATTTAATATTTGATTGATCTTTAATCAGTGGTGTTATATACTCTTCAAATCTTTCTTTTGAAATTATAATTGTTAACTCATTAAGTGCCTGAATACCAAATTTTGATAATATTGTTGTGTTATCTCCATACCCATCAAAGTTTTCAACATATGCTTCAATTGGATATGCATTATCAAATGCAGATTCGATAACTTCTTTAATTATTGTTTTTTCTGTTAGATATTTTCTTGGAAGATAATAAACTTCAACTCCGTACATTCGTAGTTGTTCGTTTATAAGATCTTGAATTAGACCTTGTTCTGTTTTAGATCCCTGAAGAAAAAATGGGTTAAGCATAATTTAACCAATCAGGTCGTATGGTGGAAGTTCATAAGTATTAGACATTTTTTCCATTAGAACATCTATTTCTTTTTGTGCATCATCATACATTTGCCTTCCATTTAACTCAACTCCACCAGGAAGTTTAACCCCAGTAAATTTCATCATATTTTGTCCCCACTGACGTTTAATGAGTGAGGTTAAATATGGTTTTATAAAAGAATCATTATAAATTCTAGCATAATCATTTGGGTCTAATGTTGAATAGCAATCAATAATAAGATAATGATTTTCAGTAACTGATCCCCAATCAATATCAATATACAATCTATCTTGTCTTTTGTTAAAACGAATTTGTTTTTGTGTATTTAAAAGAAAATCTAAATCTTCTAAATATGTCTTAACCATTGCATAACTTAAAAGTTCTGTAGTTCCAAAGTAATAAATATCGTTTAAAAATAATTGATATTTAATACTAAACATACTATTAGTTGTAGTATTTGATCCATCAAAAGTAAAAATCTTATTCACACCTATAACATTTGGTGGAACTTGTAAATAATTGCTATTTTCTGTGTATGAAAAAGTTACTGCCGTTCCTACAATATTTGCTGTTGCGGTAGTAGTTACAATTCCTACTGGGGTATTACCTGATGTTCCTTTTCCTCTAGCAATATCATCTGCTGTGATTCTATATTTGAAAAAAGTTGGATAAACACCATCATAATGTCTTTCTTGAAAGAATTGAATTGCATCATCAACTAAGTCGTCAATTTGCTCATCGGCAACATTAATTTCAAGTACAGGAGCCCCAAGCTTCCTCTTGCAATAATCTATGAGTTCTTGTCTAGTTGATGGTTGTGCCATTTATTACTATTCCTTTAGAAATATTTATGGTTTTGATACTGACCATTCAGAAACAATCTCTTGTTGCTTTAAGTATAATTTAAAATAACACTTTGCAAGGTTTTTAAGATCTTCAATATTATCAATAGAATCTATTTGATTACTAAACTTTACATATTCAAAACTTTTTGTTAAATTGGAAAGTTCTATAGAATCAGGATTCATTAATCAATCTCCTAAGTAAAAATTTAATTTCATCCAAATCTTCTTTCATATTGGTGATATCAGATTCGAGATTATTTACCTTCTCATTTTCTTTTAATTTAGAATCTCTTCTAGAAATATATTCATTGTATTCTGACATATTGGTGTTAATAATAGAATTTGTTTTAGGATCTCGAATCAGGTGATCGTGACCCTTTACTTTAATGTAATCCATATCAAGCGAGTGTAATTACTCTTAGGTTTCTTATTCTAGGCACATAAACTTGATTAGTTGATGTTAAAACAAGTTTAATTCTATATGATCTAAATGATGGCAATTGATCTGAAGTAAACACATACTCTTTATATTCAAGTTCTGGGGAAGTAAATCCAATAGAGTTTGTTGGTGATATAAATTTATCAGACAAACCACTACTATCCTCAAGGTTTATAACCTCACCTCTTGTATCAAGATTTGTATATCCAGGAAATGGAGTAAAGATAGGATCAAAGTTTGAATTTTCACTGATCGAATAGAATGCACGAATGTCCGAATATAGATTTATGTGTGCATCAAGGATGATCTTAATTGAAGAAGCAGGATTTTCTAAAGTAATCTCTTTTGAAATATATTGAAATGCTGATGGATCTTCATCAATCGTATCCGCTCTTGCATCAGTCACATAATTTTGAATCACACTATTAACTCTATTTGAAGTTAATATTGTGCTCATTCTTTGAGTATCTAGAACAGGAGAAATTCTTGAATCAACAGTACCTAGAGTCAATCTCATATTCATTGATTTATTGCCAGGTAAATTTGATAGTTTATTATCTTCATTTACCTTTGATGCAATAATTCTTGTACTGTCAAGGTAGTTAGGTGCATTAATAGTAATAGGTTCAAAACCAATATCAGTGAATGGAATTTCATTTCCACTTATACTTTGCCCAGTTATTGTTCTTACTTCAGCACTTAGAGAAGTACCCTGCACAGTTAGATTTTGAACAAGTGGAGTAATAATTTCAAATGGCATATTCTGAGTTGCTCTAATGTTATATCCACCCGTCGATTTTGTTTGATTTGAATAAAGAATTGGAAAACTAGTTCCAACACTTCTACCAATTCCAGAACTAGCAGAACTAGACATATCAAGTTTAATATGATAAGAATCGAAAGTGATGGGATCTGCAACAGTTACATCATTTAAGTCATGAGTTTTATTAATTCTCCTTAACGAAACTCCATTTAGTTCATACTTGTAAACAGGAGATCCGATTGGGTGAGTTGTGGGATTTGTTCCCCTAACAATATTTCCACCAATAACTCCTCCTGATACTGAAGTATATCCAATAATTTCATTTCCAATAAGTAAGTATCCAGAATTTGTTGTTCCAACACCAACATTTTCAAAGGTGCCAAAAGCACTAGAATCGTCAACAGATATTGATCCTGTAGAGTCTGCTGCAAGTTGAATACTTAGTTTTGTTGGTTTGATATCAGACTGAGCATTGGAAATAACAACCAAGTTATCATTAAAATACATTCCATGATTTGTATGATCAACTCTAATATGTCTACCATCAGTTTCTTCAATAATTTCATCAACTAAAACACCAGTACCGTTTAGGAATGTTGTAATACCTGAATTGTTTATAAATTTAATAGTATTTGCGGAACCAACAACAAAGTCTCCTTGAATATTATCTACTATAATTTGATTAAGATTGGAAATATTTGAAAGTGAAAGTCTTGCATTTGTACCAACGTTTACTGCTCCTATACTAGAAATACCAAGAACATCTCCAATTTGATATCCACTTCCGCCAGAAGTAATAGTTGCTCCAATGGCGACTCCATTGTTTATCGTAATCGTAGCAGTTGCATCTCTACCTTTACCAGTAATTGTTTGTAAATTAATTCCAGGAAAAGTTGCAATACCTGAAGATGGAGTATATCCAATACCAGCACTAATGATATTAAGTGATCCAGTGGCAATTCCTGCATTTCCTACATAATTTCCTGATGCATTTGTTCCCTGTTGTAAAATTGTATTACCAATTGTTAGGTTGGGATCACTAATGGTAGATGCTAAACTAATTCTAACTTTTTTAGAATTAAAGTTGAGAGAATTTGGAAGTAATTTAGCAATCTGATTATTTCCTTCAGTGAGTTGTGGACTATAGAATTCAACTGTACCGGATTCAATGAAATCTGCCCTGTAAAGAGTAAACTTAAGATCTTCCCATTGACTTGGTTCCCAAGTAGAAGCATTTTGAGACTTGAATAGTGAACCAAGATAAGGTTGATTGGAGATAAATGCCTGAGTTAACAAATCATTTTCACCAATTCTCGAAATATAAACACTATACTTTGTAGAGTTTGATGCTATACAGATACAGTATTCTTTACCACCTTCAAGATAAATTGGTGCTTTAAATCTTACTTCAGTTGCTACAGATCCATCACCAGATACTTCAACTTCATCCGGTTCAAGTATAATTTCTGAGAATGGAATAACGTGTTGTGTTGGAGATCCATTTTCCATAGACCTTAATTGAATAGTCACTGGAATATCCATATCGTCTTTAGATCTAAAGAAAATATCACATTTAGTTAAGAATAAACCAACTTCATCATCAACTAAGAATGATTGTGCAAGTGGATCATACCAACCAATAATACCTTGTCTTTGAGTTTGTCCAATTACTCTACTATTAACTAATTGACTTCCAGTTGTTCTAGAGAGTGCTCTCTCTTCAAATTGCTGTTTATTTTCAATTCTAGCATTTCTTACTGAAATAATATTTTCCTGAACGGTTTCTAAAGTTCCACTAGAAGAGAAAATTTCTTCTGCAATTGTTGATGCAAGATCTTGGTTATTTAAATTATCATTAGTAAAATTCAATACTTTGGTTCCTGCTTCAAATCTTGGATGAATATTGCTATTTGGATTTGGTATGTATAAACTTCCAATTAAAGTTGCAGACAAATCGGAAATAAGTCTTACATTTGTAATTGTTGCTTGAGCACCACTCGATCTTCCAATAAGTTTCATTCCACTTCCTACCCATCCACTGAATAAACCTTGAGGTTCATTTGACAGTGAAAAAGTATCAATATTTAAAATATCTGAGGTAGATGAATAAGTTGCTGATAATACTTGATTTGTGTACGGATTTTCTGGGAATGTAGTATTGGGGATATTATATGGTCCTTCTTTATGA